TCTCAATTTCAAGTGATTGAATACCTGGACCCAAAACAACCCCAATATTATTCACTTTCGCTGGATCAACTGTGATAAAATCCCCTGACCATTTGACTGGCTTCCCTGTTGTTGTTTTAAAACTTGGATTGTCAGGATTATTGACCATCACAAGCGATTCTGAGAGCTTTTCAAGCCTAATGACCTGACCAGCGATTGTAAACGAAGTCTCAGAAGCGCTCTGACCAACGATTGTGATTTTAGGAAAGGCAAGAGCAGAACCTTGAACGGTCAAGGTCCCACTTCTTGTCAATCTCTGTGTATCGGTGCCTTTAAAGTATTTTGTAGGATGGCAAGTGAATTTTACATCCACCGTCCATGCACCAAAATCATCTTTAATAATTTTGAAATCATCCACTTTATAGCACCAATATTTCACGCTTGGCTCTTGTTCATTTTCCAACCAAAATTTTTCACGATTTAACAGAGAAGAAAAACGGTATAAGTCTTCATCTGTTGGGTTAATCAAGCTGATGTGGTAGCTTTTTTCAATCAACCTACGATGCCTATTTGATTGAACAATTGCACCACTGATCCCATCATGTTCTAAAAGACTAGTTTTTGAAGAGGATACGATGACTTGTGGTCGTGTTTCGACCAGAATCTCACATTTAAATGATGATGTTTTCACTCCGTCAATGGTTAACTCATTAATTTTTGTCATGCGAAACCTCCTCTCAAATTAGTTTTTCTTTGTAGTTCTTCAGCAATACGTGTTCCGACTGCATCAGCTAGTCTATTCAAATCCGCTTCTTCTCGGATGGTCACCCCTGAGAAGTTGACATTGATGCTATTCGATGTATTCATCGTATTAGCAATACTTTGTCCAATGGCACCAAGAGTTGACTTATTAAGGGGAAGGATTGCTTCTGCACCAGCTTCTCCACCAACCATTGCTCTATTTCCATTCATTCCAAATAAAGTTGGTTTGGTCATGATACCACCCTTCGCATACCACTCAATACCGATACTTGGAACGCCCTGACTTAACCAGTCCAATGGATTGGCTGAACCACTTACATAGAAGTGTGGTAATGGAATGTGTGGCCAACTGATATTGAAATTGAATAGATTCTTAATAGCTTCGATAGCGTTAGATACTGCATTTTTAGCACCATCAATAGCATTTGAAATAGTTGATTTGATAGAGTTCCAAATACTGCTAGCAGTGGATAAGATACCATTAAAAATTCCTGAAATCGTGCTACCCAAATTATTAAACAAATTTGACCCGGTTGAGACCAGTCCAGACCATAAATTGGAAAGGGTAGAAGTAAAACTTGACCACAGTGACTGAGCTCCTGAAATCAAACTTGAGAAAATATTGGACAAGGTGCTAGTAAAGCTAGACCACAAAGACTGTCCAGTTGAGACTACTGAAGACCAAATTTCAGAAAGCCAAGCAGTGAAACTCGACCACGCTGTGGTAGCAGTCGTGACAATATTAGTCCACAATTCAGAAAGCCAAGCGGCGAAAGCATCCCACGTCGACTGGAGCCATTCAGATATGGTCCCCCAGTTCATGATAGCCTGAATGATGAGTGTAATAACGGCAATAGCAGCAACTATTGCCGCTACGACAATTCCAACAGGCGCACCTATTGCCCCTATAGCAATAACTAGAGGTGCTATTGCACCAAGCAGTAGCATTACAGCAGTTGTAACGAGGCCAAGAATCACGATAGTCTGTTGATCAGTTTCATTTAAACTGCTAAACCAATTGACAGCAGATTCAAGCATCCCCATCAAAGGTTCTAAAGCTGGTATAACAGTCTCAAGTAATTTACCACCTATCTCAGCAAGCCCTTCTTTCGCTTTATTGGAATAGGTTGTTAGTTTATCAATCGGATCTATTGTCTCATCAAATGTTGTTGCTACAGTTCCTGATGAATTTTGTGCTGCTTCAGCTAAATCATTAAAGCTAAATGCCCCACGTTGGATAGCATCTACCATACGTGGTGCAGCCTTGCTCCCAAAAACTTCCGAAGCAATACTCAAAGCTTTTGTTTCACTAGTTGAATTCTGTATTGCATTGACAGTCTCGTTCAATCCATCCGTCAAGGACTTCCCGTCTTTGGCATAGTTTACTGCGGCTTTTGAAAGAGAAGATAAAGCAGCAGAAGAGTCAATCCCGCTTTTTTCAAATCTACCAATTAATGTTGCTCCCTCTTCAAAAGATAACCCAAGCATCTTAATCTGTGGAGCTCCATCAATGGCTTTTTGGAAAATAGAGTCATAAGATTGACCAGTATCCTGGCCGACCTTTGTTACTGAGTCCAATACTCTCGCTAGATCCTCATTAGATAAACCGTAAGCATCAATTGCTTTCTTGGCATTTATTGCGGAATTTGAAATATCTTCTCCAGTTATTTTCGAATATTTCAATAGGTACTCTGCTGCAGATTGCAAAGTATCACCAGTAAGTCCAAATTGTGTATTTAACTCACCAACTGCGTCAGCAGATTCTTGAAATGTAGCGGATGGTAAGGATGTAGCGATTCCTTTTGCAATTTCCTGAAGTCCTAACAAGGCTTCGCCAGTAAGTCCAGTCTTCGTCGTAACAGTATCCATCGCTTCGTCGATTTCAGACCATGCATCTACTGTTTTTTTACCAGCATCAACCATTTTTTGACCTAGTTGTCCTGCCTTTTCAGCAACGTTCATCATTACATCGGCTTTTAAGTATCCTGTAGCTTCCTTGATGTTTCCTGTTGCAGAACGGCTCGAATCCCCTAGATTCCCCATGGCTTTATCTATCTTTAACACCTCAACTTCTGCTTGCCCAATTTCATTTTGAAGTTGTCGCCATTCCTCTGTTCCGATTTTTTCCTTTCCTAATTCCGCTTGTTTCCGTTTCAACTCCTGGACCTTATCCTTGGCTAATGAAGATTGTTTACCTAATAACTTCATTTTTTCTTCGGACAACTCTACATTTTTAGGATCTAATTCAAGTTTCTGGTTGACGATATCAAGTTCTTTTGCAACATTGTTGATTTCTTTGTTGAGATTTAAAATGGACTTTGGATTTCCTACATCTTCGAGATGTTTTTTGGTTGAATTCATTGCCTGGTCAACAACCTTCATCTGTGATTCAACTTTAGAAATTTCAAGTTGAAGCTTATTCCACTGTGCTGACCCAACTTCAGATTCTCCCAGTTCCTTTTGTTGCTTTTTGAGTTCAGCAATTTTCATAGCACCAACACGAGCTTGTTCCTGTAAATTGAGCAACTTACGATTCAGCAAGTCGACATTGTCTGGATCCATCTTCAATTGTCTATTGATGTTGTTGAAATCTTTTTTCAAACTAGATAAAGCATTATTGATACCTTTTACAGATCTGTCAAATTCAACAGTATTGGCACCAAATTTGACGTATAAGCCTTCAAATGTTTCAGCCATAGATTTCCTCCTTTCAGTTTTAGTCAGACATTACATTTAGTAATTCTGCGTTTGATAAAGTTTTTTTCTCATTTTCATTGATACTCATCTGATGTAGTGTTCCCATCAGATAATTAAAGTGTTGACTTTCTGCCCAAAAAACATCCATCCGATTTTCAAAAATAACCTTATAAATTTTTTCAGAAGTTATGACTTCTGTTGAGGCTTTTTTCTATCTTGAGGAACCTTTGCTCTACTTCGGTTAAATTCATAAAAGAGGTCTGAGAAAAAACCAATATCGATCAAATCCCCAAACCAAGGAGCAAGAGAGGCTGTTTCAGCAGTCAGCTCATTCTGTACCAAGCGACCATTCTCAACCTCACCGTACAGACAAGGGATGACTTCAGTTAGGAAGTTCATGAAGTCTGGCTCCATAAGTAATGGCATTAGTTTGACTTTTTCTTCATCAGTTAAATCAGATAAGCTACCATTTACACCAGTTGCAAGGGCAAGCTGTGTATAAGCTGTGAGCGCTTTTTGGTTGTCATCAAAGAAGTTGCGACCTGTTCGCTGTTCATACATCTTGATAGCTGGTAAAGAATAAAGAAAGCGCACTGTTTCAGTGTGCTCTCTTTCTTCACCATAACTATCAAACGCTGTGAATGATAGTTCTTTTTTAATCATTTTAGCCTCCTGGCACGATGGCTGTTGTTCCTAAAGCTTCATTGATAAAATCAATCAATTTCGTTGGGGTACTTGAAGCGAACAATTTATCAAATTTAGCACGGACAACACCCTTGTCTGTATCACGCCATACAATTTCTGAAACAGGTTTTTTATCTGAATCTAGAATGAAATTGTTAGGTGACGCAGTACATGGAATTTCGATTTCTTTTGGTGTAGCAGAGCTTTCATCTGTTGTAGTGCTGCCTTTTGGAGCCGATGCTTTCACATTGGTCCAGATGTGGAATTCTTCAACCTCCGAACCAAACTCATCTGTCACTGTTTCAGCATATCCCCAAATGAAATTCGCATTCACACCAGTATCGATGAGCGCTGGAGGAGTTGAAGTTGTCAGCTTTTTACCCAAGTGATCAATCATGAATTGTTTAGGAATTTGATAAGTCGTGATGGATCCCTCAGTTGATTTCTTACCTTGAAGACGAACGTGCTCCACATTGTCTGCGTAGTATGCATTTGATTCTTGTGAAGTTTCAAAAGATGTTTTTCGCAATCCTGTAAATGGGTATGGTGTTTTTAGATCGAGTGCGCCAGATTCTGTTTTTGAAATCTTGGCAAAGAATCCCATGGCATTACCATGAGTAACCTCTCGTGTGTCATATTTATAAGTCATTGTGACTCCTTCCTTAATTTGGTCTGATTTTTATTGATTTCATATTATTGAGAAAGATTTCTTTATTTTTGAGATAAGCTGGTCTGATGTGTTCTTGAGGTGCTACAAATCCACCATTTTTTGTTGCGTGGCCATTTTCTAACAAGTGAGCAAGCGACTTCTCTTTCCCGTTGTTATATACTACAGCGATATCTTCAATGGTCTCGTGAGTCCATCCTTTTTCATATACTCCGTTTCTCCTAGGACTTCCGTCTCTAATATCTCCAGCGGTGCTTTTTCCTGCTTTTTCTATAATTTCTAAAACTTGATTCTGTATATCGATTTTTAATGTTTTCACATTAACGCTACCACTTCCCACTTGTGAATACCTCGATTCTGTAGGTTGTAAGTAAGTAATCTGTATCAGGCTGTTTTAGATTCAACTGACTAGGTTCACACATAAAATTAGACAACATCAATTCCTCAATGCTGTCTAGTTTCTTCTTGTGATAGTGACTGATTTGAATAGTCACTTTTCTCATGTGTACTGTGTCATCAGCAGTAATACTACTACCCGGAGTTAAACGATAGTAAAGAATAACGTTGTCAGGAGATGACTTTTCCTCACGTTCCATATAGAACACTTTTGATTTTAAAGTGTTTTTTTCTAGGATTTCTTGAATTTCTTGCCTGGTGAAGAACTTCTTAGCCATTATTTCAATTCTCCTAATTCAATTATCGTGTAGTGGCCATCATCAGATTCAGTTCCAACATTTACCTTGTACTCTTTCCCTTTGTACTTCACGTAGTCTAAGGAATCTGTCACATAGTTAGAACGTATCCGAAATCTTGCTGTCAAAACTTGACCATCTGCCAAAGCTTTATCAAGCCTACGTTGGTAGATCTTCTCTTTTTCAGCTTTGACTTTCTTTTCTACAACTTGTTTTTCAAAAACACCTTTTTCGACCTCTGTGCGCTTATCGTAACAAAGGATGATTGATACTCTAGATGATTTCATGATTAAGCTCCGTAAATAGCTTTTAATTGATAGAGAATATTTGTCAATTCTTCATCAATCCAGCTCATTGTTGTTGAGTTTCCTGTCATCAAGGATTTATCAAATCTCTGAACACATCTCAAATGTAACCAATCTAAAATTGTTTCTTTATCATCCTCTTCAATCTCATCCCATTCTGTCAATTCGCTTTCTTTATCGATGCGAGTGATAGGAATGTTGTTTCTCGTTAGATATGAAATCCCACTATTTATGTAGCTTAAAAGTTGAGTGTCGAAGATTTCTTCTTCGACATCAACTTCAACCATTTCTTTAATTTGGTTAAGGATTGTCATTTTAGACTCCCCTTTCTATTTAAAATCAACCTTTTGTGAATTTTACAGCTGATTTGTACTGACCAAGTCGGCCACCAAGCACGCTAGCAAGTTCGATATGACGGCGATTCATCGTTACATCATAATCTTCAAAGCGATCAGCAGAGACATCATCACCAATCATCTTATAAGCCTTGTCAGCAAATGCGATAATTGGGTTAGTCGCATCTTCCATCCAGTCATAGACATATACTTGGTAACCAGCAATGACATTTCCTGTTTGTGAAATTGGTGCGAATGGTTGTGGATCAATGTAGCGTTTTTCGCCATCCTTAACCATTTTAAGTTTACGAGCAATGGTTTTTGAAGTTACCAAAATTGGAGTTGTATTTGCAGCAAGTTTATCAATCCCTTTGACGAGGTTTTCTAAAACAGTACTGTCAAATTCCCCGTCAACACTGATTTCTTGTGTATCAAATAGTTGAGCAAGTGTTTCTTCTGCAATAGATTTAATTTCAGTGATTTTGTCATCATCATCACTATTTTTACCATCGCCAATAACAACAGCACGTTCAACTGCACGGATGAATCCTTGTGCTAATTCATTCATCACATAGTTGAAGTAAGCACCTGTTGTATCCTTCTTCAAGTCAGCATACTCAAAACTGTACTTGATGTAGACAGCAGCAGAGTTGATTGTATAATCGATAAATACAAAAGATTCATCTTTCTTTGTTTTGCCATTCTGATGGCCTTTGGCTTTTACTTGTTGCGTTTGAAGCGCAACACGTACTGCATAACGAGGATCTTTGGTTACATGGTTCAGGATACCATCGTAATCATTAAATGCATTTTGGATTGCAATCAATACTGGTTCAGGTAAGATTTTGTTAACATCAGTTACACCTTTTTCAACCAGATTTGCTTCCCACGCTTTGCGGGCACTGTTTGAGCTGCCTTCGTTATCCATGAGGATTCGAGCGAAATCAAGTGCAGCTTCTTTTGTTTTTAAGTATTCCATTTGTGTCTTGCCTTTCTGTACTTCCTTGATAGATTTAGCAGCTTTATTGAGATTGTCTTCTTTTTCTTCAATTTCAATATCTAACTTAGAAATTGTGTTCTTGAGTTCCTCTGCTTTGGATACCAATTCTTCTGCATCTGATTTCAACTGTGCAAGTTCTTCTTCTCCAATAGTTGCTGACTTCAATTTCTCTTCGATTGAAGCTTTTTTAAATTTGACCTCAGATAACTCATCTGCATGTTTTTGTCGTTCTTCCATCAATTCGACTAGTGTTTTCATTTTTTGCTCCTTTTTTAAATTGTTGCAAGTTTACTCATGATATCTTGCTTCATGTTCGCCTGAGCGATTCGCTTGTCAACCACAGACATATCAAATCCCTTAATATTATCAACGGTTGCTTGAGGATTGGCTGGCACGGTCACGACAGATATTTCAAAGATTTCAACTTCTTTAAAAATCCATCCACCGTAAGGTTGCTTAGCGTCAACTGGCTCATAATCATTAATAAAAAATCCAATGCTCAGACTATCCAATGCCCCCATCTTCATGAGGTCATAGGTTTTCTTAGCTTCTGGATCGCTTAAGTTGAATGTTGACCGTGTTCGCAGACCTTTTTCATCTACCGACAGTTCATGCTTACCGATGACACGATTGCGGTCGTGATTTAAGCACATAGGGACGACAGCCTTAGTTTTCAGGGTATTGTCAAAACACCCCTTGGCCATCACATCGCCATCTCTGTCGGTATTGCCATAGGTGGAGGCATAAGCCTCAAAGTGAAAGTCAGCTGACTCTTCCTCAACTGACTTGACGACAAAGGTTTTTAACTTTTCCATAGCCTACCTCCTTTCTTAAAATTTCTGCCAACCGCCCACCCTATTCTTAATTACTTTCGCTTGGCTCGATACGAACTGCATTTAGATTAGTTTCGAATACTTCTCCACCTTCATATCCTGGAAGTCCTAGATACGTTTCACGGAATTCATTTGAATTCATCAAACCTGCGTATTTAGATTTAAATCCACCTTCTACTAGATCCTTGAATGAAATCATGTCAGCCATATCAAAGAAGACCAAGAGCTTGTTTCCTTGTGTCCTTGCCGTCTTCGTGAAATATTTTCTATTAATTTCTTCAGAGAATACACGTTGATATAATTTCATGACGCTAGAATAGTAAGCTCTATATTGTTCTTCTGTGTAGTCACAAGTAAACAATTTTTCATTAATCCCATGAGCATGATAAAGTTGAGATTTCAGAAACTCCATTTCTTCTTTAGAAGCGGTTGAGTAATCTTTGTTTAATTCCATAAACTCTTCACCTTGCTCGAGATAGGCAATGCCACCATTTTCAGCAAGTTCCATCATGCTATCAACTCGACTCTTAGCTTGTTTCTTCAAATGTTCATCTGCTGCTTTAGTTGGTAGTTTTAAGAATCCTCTCAACTTTGAATTCCCTCTGCCTAACTTCTCGGTTAACGCATCAAGGTTGATATCAATTAATTCTGTGATTTGGTTTAGTTGACTTGTCACGTTTAATTTAGGATTCTCAAAAACCCAGACATCGCTAAGAGGTAGCTCAATCTCTACATCATCAATCATGATTTCAACTCTCTCTGCAGTCCATGATATTGTTTTCTTTGCAAGCCAAATTTCAATCAGTCGACCATTTTCCCAACGTGGAACAACGACCGCAACACCATCTTTCAGCATAGCTCTTGTTACATTTGCCCAAAATACAACTGGTATTTCAAGAGGATTTGGAGAGAAAGATAAAATATTTGCAAGATCACTATTTTCAAACCACTCCATCTTATCAACTCCTGTTGGATTTCGAGTGATTCTCACATGCTTAAATCGAACTTGTGCAGTATCTGTTGAAATCTTATTGTAGATATTATCTAAGTAAATCGAATTTCTTCTCCAATAATTCAAATTTCTTTGTAAATAGGTCCTTGTGGATTTTCTATTACTTGGTCTGAAAATCCTAGCAAAAACCTCTCTTAGATTATTTATATATTTGTTCATTCTTCACCTCAATCAAAGTAATAACTCAAGTCTTCCTTGAAATTTTCGTAGCAGATAAAAGCATCTAGCTGACTAGCAAATACGTCAATCTTTTCTTTTGCTTTTTCTTTATTTGGAAATACATTGTTATTCGCATCTATCTTGACACGAACATTTGCGTGGTTCCAAGTTGCCACAGGATCGTCAAAGATGATTTTCCCCATCTTAGCTTTTTCTTTATACACTTTTAAAGGATTGGATAAGCTCTTGACCGTTTGTGGAATGTCGTGACATATATCTCCGTAGTAGTCATTAATTAAGCGGATAAGCTCTTTTGCATTCCAGCGGTCATATCCGACTGCAACTGGTAAGATTCTATTCTCACTCATAAACTGCCTTAACTCTTCAAAGATATAAGCTTGGTCATTGTAGTCCAACTCATGAACATGAAGCTGTCCACTAAGCTCCCACTCAGCATATTTGTCCCTCAGTTCTTTCGGAAGTCCTTCAATCGTATGACGTGGCATGAATTTCTTGTTCAAATACTGACGCTCTTCGCCACGCACGACCATAAATGAGACCGAACAAATATCATTGACATCCGACAAGTCAACACCAAGCACACAGCGAGCACTCCGTTCCTCATTTCCGACAAACAAACTCTTATCAAACTTATCTGACCAACCCTTACACTCTTCATTACTGAAGTAAGCAAGATAGTTATTAACAGGGAGATTAAATGTTTTAGCCATCAGCTCAGCCTGTTGTGCTGGATCATTCTTGCTCATTTCAATATCCTTGGCAATCGTCTCCTTCTCAGTCGTTATACCGAGTAAAGGCATAGCTTTCTGCCACATATCTGGATTGTGAATTTCAGAAACATCATCCAGCTGATAAATCCAAGGCATGACCGAATCATTGACAATCTTTTCATCAAGAATATCTACCCAGATGTTGTAATATTTATCAAAAAGCTTGTCCCGTTTCGTTCCATTGGTGGAGATATACCAGGTTATCCAATTTTTTCGCTTACGACTCGAACCATCATTCACAACCTTGATGAAGTCATCATCATAAGTGTGCACTTCATCAAAAATATTGTAGTGAGCATTAGTACCATCAAGGCTTTCATAGTCGGAAGTCTTGATGGACATAAGACTATTAGTTGTCTCGTACAAGATACCTTGTTTAGTTGACCGTAGTATGTCAGCCTCACGCATATAGTGTAGTAAGCTCTCTTCGTTCGACAGCATAGCTCTAGAAGCATTAAACAGATAGCCAGCCTGTTCACGACTATAAGCTAGAAGCTGAATATCAGCTCCCCACTCACCGTCAATAATCTGCCCAACCTCACCAATAGCAGAACCAAGGGTGGTTTTTCCTGTACCACGAGGTACAATAATAGGCACCTCATGAATGAGACGCCTTTCTTCAAAATCTTTATATTCTTCAAGTGTATCGGGATCTGTTTTTGTAACTTCAACTGTATGATAAAAACCCCACGTTGTTTCTAGCCAGACCTTTTGAGGCAAAGCCAAGCGTAACTTTCCAGCAAGACCTTTAGTGTTGCTGCACTCTTCCTCAATGAACTCAATCCGTTTGTCAGCTTCCTCTTGTTTAAAGATGTATTGCTCCTTGTACCTCTCTACTCGTTTAATCGACTTCATCGTAAGTTCACAAACACGAATCTTCCCTGAGTAGATCAGCTGAGCATATTTATCAAAATATCTCATCTCAACCATATCGAGCCAACTTCTCCTGGATCATTTCTTTGAGGCTATCACTCTGTGGACTTTGCTTTTCAATCGTTGACATAATCTGCATGTTTAGCTTTTGATACTTTTCCATTCCATCAAGTAAATACTTGTCAGGTAGCTCACCGTCATTGATGACTTTATTGATTTCCAGCTGGAAGTTTTCAATCACTTTTTGATTATGATTGTATTGAGTTTTTAAATTTTTCAAACCTACTGAATCATTGTCATTGATTTCAAGCATTTTTTCTTTTGGAATCAACTTGAAAGTCTTACGAGATAGTTCAACACGTTCTTCTCTTGTATACTTTTGCCGTTGATTTGCCAGCTTTTCTAACTCTTTGAACTGACTTTTTGTGATATTCGACCGAGTTTCTTCAAATATGCCTAGCTTTTTTCGATACCTGGTGAGGGTAGCACGACTTATTCCTAGCTTTTCTAAAACTTCATTGATTTTCAAAATCATGCTCCTTTCTTGTATCAATTTTCGTCATTTTTGGGGGAGAGGTATATAAGAGGATTGACACCGTTATTATTTTGGGTGTGTGAAAATTTTAAATAGGGGGGATCTGATAAAAATCAAAAATCAAAAAAATAAAAAATCAAAATAAATTAATATTCCGATTTTCTAAATTTAAATTTATTTTACTTTGAAATGTTTTTGTATTATGACACTCGAGACAAAGTAATTGCAGATTATCTTCGTTGAGAGTAATAGACTCATCTTGATAATTAGTTTCATCAATCTCTATAATATGGTCAACGATGCTCTTGCCATGAATTAAACGTCCACACACATCGCAGCGCATACGCTTTGTAGTTCTGATTCTATTTCTCAGAGTTCTCCAAGGTTTCGAGTTGTAGAATTTAATCTGCCAAGTTCTAAACCAGTCAGAGTGTTTAGGATTCTTGGATGTCATAGCTTGAATGATTCAACTCGGATTTCTCTTGTGTATCTGTTCATGAACGAAATCATCTTATACATTGGCTTGTCCCATGCATAAATTATTGATGTGTCAACTAGAATCTCACTAGTCAACGAGTACGGATACCTTTTTGGTCTCATGCTTACCTCCAACAAAAAGAGAACATATCTAGACTTGCTCTCCGAATTTTTCGCATGATACAAATATATCAGATTCATTTTGTCAATTCTATATCTTTTTTTGACAAGATTTATTTTTGAGTTTTGAATTTATGTAAAATATCTCTGTTGAATTAGTTATATCTTATATTTTATCCAATTTTGTTTCACACTCTAAAACTAGCACAGACAATGCTTCAGGCCCTCTTCAAAATATAAACTAGAAAATTCCTCATTATGGATAGTTGAAAAAATCAAAAAAATATTAGAGGCTAAAATTACTCATCTTAGTATCAAGTTCATCTTGCCTCACACAAATATAAATTAGTGTGACTGCTGGACTTGAATGATTGAATAATGACATCAAGTCTGCAACGTTCTTGTACTTCTTGTAGTAATGATAGCCAAATGTTTTTCGCATCGTGTGAGTTCCGACATTATCGATGCCTAAGTCTTCAGCAGCTCTTTTAAGAAACCAGTATACCGTCTTATAGCTGAGCGCCTTATTCTTTCCAACACGACTCTGAAATAGATACTCATGTAATTCTTTATTTTTGACAAATTCCCTCAATTCATTCTTGAGTGGCCTTGTCATTTTAATGCTCTTGTATTTCCCTGTTTTCTGTTCCTTAACTTTAATGTGCCAACCTTGAACATCTTTAACCTTTAGTTTGAGAATATCCCCAACTCGAAAACCTGTATTGATTCCCAAGAGAAATAACATGTAATACTTTTCATTCCAAGATGATAGATAGTCCTTCATGGCTTGTATATCATCCTTATCTCGTAACGGTTCAACAATATTCATAGTTTTGCTCCTTTCACAAAAAATAAAGCACTAAGATTTTCTCAGTGCTTTGGATAGTATCAATCTATCATATTCTTTTTGTCAATACTATACTTTTTTTTGACAAGTTACATGAACAATAACTTTGCAAGTGTATCAAGAATGACTTCACGTCTTCTGTAAATCTGCTTACTGTGCCTGTATAGATACCCAGTGTCACCATTCTCCATAATATGCCAAACTTGAATCCAGTCGTATCTAGTATGTTCTCCCCATCTCAAATGAAAGATTTTTTTATCATCAGGTTCAAGTGCATCAAGTAGTTTGGAAATTGCTGTTTGAAAATTTTCCAGTCTTAAAACCATCGGATCGCTTGCGTAAGCAACTGCTAGGTTCTCAGACCTATTTACGAACGTGCCACTTCCGCTTGCACCAGTATCATCAATACCAGGAACAGTGAGATGTTTCACTTCGTACAATCGTTCTAATTCATGCCTACGCTGACCAATAAGTTTATCAATCTTCAGGTATTTATCATCGAGTTCAAACTCAAGATAATCTCTCCGTGATTTTGTTAAATTCTTTTTGCCCAAACCTTACCTCCTATATATCTTTTAGTTTTGACCCACTTGATAATCTTACCATCGTTATTATTGTTAAAATAATCTGGCAATCTTGCTGTTGGACTTTCTTTATAGACAACTTTCTCAACGACCTGGACTCCAGGCATCATTTCATCATCTATCCACCCAACAAGCCACGCAGGGTTTACATCATAGGTTTTAGCAATCATTTCAATTTGCTTAATGGACGGATATCCACCTCGCTCGTACAAATGAATTGTGTTTTGGGAGACACCTGTATCTCTGGCCATATCTTTGACAGAGATACATAGGTCCTCTCTAAGTTCTTTCAATCTTAGCTTCATCTTGCTCTCCATTTCCTAGTATTAGCCTTTATGAACTCAGCCTGCTCTTGCATCTGCTTCCATTCGTAATCCATGATAATTTCAAGTTGATTATTACAAAGGGCTTTTAAGAAATCATTTTGAGCTTCTAGTTTCTCAATATCCTTATAGGCCTTTTCATACAGTTCATCTTCCAGGAATCTAATGCGTTCTGCCATTGCTTCCTGAATAATGATGTAAGTTGGTTTCTTGTACTTTGTCATTACAATCTTACCTCATCTCCTATTTTAAGAGATTCATAGTTTGTTTGAGTAACTACGAATACTCCGTAATTTTGTACTGTGATAGTATACATGTCTCCAATCTTCTCCTTTTGTAAAACTCTGCCTTTGATTTCTGCTCCTTGATTGTCAGCTTTATAAACGACAATCGGACGCTTTGCTTCTAGTTTTTTTATGTGGATACTCTGCCAAATATTTAATCCAGCAGACAATAAAATCCAGATTGCGATAAAACGTTTCATTCTGTGATCTCCTTATAAAGTAAATCCATATCAAAACCACTCTCGATAAATCTGTGTGTGAGTTCTTTGTTAATTCCATTTCCTAAGTGATTATAAACCACATGCACATTGATATCTGAACCTAAATATTTTCTCAAACGATCGCGATTATCCACATAAAAGTCGATATTTCGTTTTCGTTGTTGATAAGGCTCGCCTTTATCTATATCTCTAGTACACCACATTAGTACCTTTGAAATGACATCATTCTTTGTCAAACAATCTCTTAAAGAAAAGTATGTGTTTGTTTTTGGGATGAGAATAAGTTCTAATTGTCTGTTTATAAATGAGTCAGGAAAATAACTCATAAGCTTTTTCAATTCTTCAAAGACTTCATTATTCATCACTCAACCTCCTCCAGTTCAAATAGTGGACTATTAAACACTTCACCAAAACCAGAATATTCTAGTTCCTTTCGTGTAAATTTTTCGTTGTTTTTCCCATTGTTAAAAAAGTGGAATCCAGTTTCTGTTTGATTTAGATAATCATCTGTATTTTTTAACTTGACTTTGTATTTTTGCTCTTTCTCGGCCTCATAGTCAGTCAACCACGCTCGAGCGAAAAGTTCTTGGTTGTTTTTGTCATTAAGCCATTTCTTCACGAATTCGCTTTTTTTAGCGTAGAGATGGATTGTGTTACTATCTAGTGCATCACGCAAACTAAAATCTTTTAAAAGTTGGCATTCGAAAATCCAGTCATCCATAAAATTAGGTAGAAGCACTTTATTCAATTCTTGCCGAATCTTATCAGCATCCTTCAATTGATTGCCAACCCATGCTCCCTCAAGTTTTCCTTGTTCGTAACCACTACGGTATTTCATCGAACCGTAGTCGTCCCCTAACTCTTTTAGAATGTCATTAAGCCATCTGGTTTGAGTTGTTGGATCAAACCCTCTAATTCGACAAACGACATCTTTTAATTTGAACGGAAACGGTTCTGGTTCGTCTAAAGACCGTAAGTCTTTCAAAACTAAATCAACCGAGGTCATTTTTTTCTTGCTAGTTTTAAATTTTTCATATCGTTCAATTAGTCCTTGTATGTTCATTATCAAACTCCTCGCTTTCTTTAAAATCGTCAACATAAAAATAATTGACATTCTTAGGGTTGACAGACAAATTTCTAATTCTCATCAAATTTCCATTGTTGAACTGACTAGTAATCTTCGTAAGTTCTTTTTCTGTAAAATTTCTTACTAGAAAACTAAGTTCTTCACCATTAGAGAAGCAAATTTTTATTTTTTGATAATTGCTAACTTGCTCACTTTCAGGTTCATAACCAAGCAAGTATCCTACGCTTACTCCAAAATAATCTGCTAACTCATCTGCTCTATTCGTTTTGATTTGGCTTTCTCCATTTTCCCAACGTTGAATACTCCGAGCTGGTGCAGCTATTGCTTCAGATAATTCCTGCTGAGTCAACCCTTTTTCTTTTCTTAATTGTTTTAGTCTGTTCATCCTTCACACCTCCCTAAAACGGCAAATCATCATCTGAAATATCCATGGGATTTGTTCCCCCAAAACTTGGTGGCATCTGATTTTCCATACTCGAATGGTTCGCAGTCTTATCTCGCTTTTCCAAAATCTGAAAGCTTTCAGCTACAACTTCCGTCACATAGACACGTTGTCCTTGCTGATTATCATAGCTACGAGTTTGGATGCGGCCAACTACAGCAACCAAAGCGCCCTTTTTTGACCAATTTGCAAAGTTTTCAGCCTGTTTGCGCCACATAATGCAACTGATAAAATCAGCTTCACGATCACCTGCCTGATTCTTAAAATTGCGATTCACTGCCAAACTGAATGTCGCAACTGCAACATTTGATGGTGTGTATCGCAACTCAGGGTCACGAGTCAATCGACCTACCAAAACAACATTATTGATCATCTTTCTTTTCCTTTCCTGTCACACATTCAACAACTGAGTAACCGATAAAAAAGCACAGAAAAGTTATTCCAAATTCTTTAATAAATTCAATCATTTTCTTCCCCTCCTTCATTTTCTAAAACGGCATCTTGTGTAAAAGTGTTGCCAATTTCATAGTATTTGTATTCCTCGGCTGTCACTTCAAATGTTTCTTCAACGTGCTTATTACCTGCATATCCTGAAACAACCAGAATGTATTTTCTTTTGGTTCTGGTTGGCACAAGTACCGAACTTTTACCATTCATAACAGGTATGAACGTTGTGTGAGGTTCATCAATGTACTTATCTACCACTGTCCCACTCGAAATCTGGTGACATGCTACGAGTAAGGACACGAGTAAAACAACACATAGGATTTTTAAATTTTTCATGAATACCCTCACAAGAACAAACTAGCTAACCATATTAAAAATGCACATGTAATGATTTTTGAAATACTGCTCTTTACCGCATACGAATAATCCTCTTCAGATTCTTTTTTGCTAGATAGCACAGGCCAGATGAAAGATAGTAGTGCATCCATCCCTAATGCTTGCCAGACTGTAATTTTACCAACTGGAACAATTGTTGTGATAATCTCATTCCATCCGTACTGAACCACAAATGGCGATACAACGATTACAAATACCGCCCCAATAATAATTCCTAGTCTTTTCATTTTATAAATCCTCCTCTTTTACAAACACCCCGTCAATCATCTTACCTTTACGGTCCTTAATGACTTCATAAGCTTCTTCTAAGCAACTTTCAGCTGTAGTTCCATTACAAAATGAAACCGTACTAACCACACTGTCAAGAAACATCAAGTCTGCTTTGATTAAAGGAATCTGTGTCTCATTGTGACAGACATGAGCGTATAGCTTCTGAGCGATATTACCTAGACTAGAAACCATCAGCAACAATTCAAGTTCTTGTTGATTGGCTGAAATCTGAGCCCCATTCTTAATCTGTTGTTCAAGTCCAATCAATACTACCTGGATGTCTCCAAGAGCATCATAGATCAGTTCAGATTTATCCTTTGCGATACCTTCAAATAATTCTCCTGACTCTTCCATCAACTTCAAGAACTGTTTGACAGGATTTGCTTCATGCAGGTTTCTGTCAACAAACCACTGTTGAACCTTTTCTTCCAAATTCATTTTTGTATTCATCTTATTTTTCCTCCACTTCTTTAAATGATTCCATTGTCTTAATAATTTTTTCTAACATAGATTTATGTAGTGTGATGTAATTATTTTTCCTCACTTGTTCACAGAAGATACAAATTCGATCGCCAAAAAATCTGCAATTTTCAGTTAAGCGATGTCTTTCATCTGACTCTATTTGTTCCTTGTTGGCTAAGCTAACAAGGATTACTTCATCAGATTCTTTCCAATCTGGAAGTGCTACAGCTTTGTATAAGTTTTCAAATGCTAAATCAGTTAAAATATCTCTAGCCATTATTTTCCTCCGTTTTCTTCGTAATCAAGTAGTAGCAATCAGCTGCTCCGTAATCAATCCTGATGTTTTCTCCACTCATGCTTTTCTGAAAGCGTGGATGGTTGATAGCTGAGTAACTAGCTTGATGTTTCTTTAATTCGTTGATTGCGCTATGTATGTGGCCAAAACTCCCAATGAGTGTCTTGCGGTGACCGTTATAAATGAAGTAGAGTTCAATCATATTTACTAAACTCCTCGTAAATTTTTTTGAATATTTCTGACACCAATTTTTCAGGTATATTAGATCTCTCGTTGTATGATTTTGAGAAATTCTTCCACTCTATGTCCTGCTTGATAATTTTATTTTTAAGATTAAGTTCAATATTACTTCCAAAAATTGTCCGTTTTTGTAAAGGATAATCATAATTATTGTATCTAGCTAGGTTTTTGTATGGAATTCTGAATCCAATAATGTCCTCAATGTAAGGCCACAGTCTGTCAGCAGCTGGATTCTCAATAACCCAAAATTGTGGTCTATATCTTTTTATGATTTCTATTGTGTTGAAAGCTGTTAGCTCGCCATTGACCCTTTTTAAAAATTGCCTGTCGTACTGATAATTTATATAGGCTGACTCGTAATCCTGATTTGCCCTGATCGTGAACGGTGAAGGTCTTACTTGTGGAGCAAACAAGCTATCAGACACATCATTGCGTTTCCAACACGCATTCCCATTTTCCATTGCAGAAGCATTTGACCATGATTCACATGGCGGACTAGCTATTACAAGGTCAGGTTTTGGTAATTTGTCTAACACGTCAAAGAGCGTGTTATCTCCAAATAAACGTTTGTAATCAGCAAGGTCCAGATTTATAAAATGATTGTTCTTGTTTTCTATATCCATTCCGATTGAATAGATTTCAATATTCGCCCCCCCGAACTATTCAGAGAGTTAGCACCCTTGAAGTAAGAACCATTCCCGCTATCAAAGAGTGCCCAGACTGTCATTTTCTTTATGATCAATACCTCCTAAAATAACTTCAACTGCTTATCATAAGCATCAAGTCTCTTTTGAGCGATGTTGAAAATATTTTTGTCAAGCTCACATCCAATGTAGTCAAATCCTAGCTCTCCGCAAGCAATCAAGCTACTTGCTGAGCCGACATGAGTATCAAGAATCTTATCTCCAGCTTTTGCGTAGTTTTGCAGCAACCAAAGGTAAAGGTTGACTGGTTTTTGTGTCGGATGGATTCTAACCTCATTCAATGCCTTATTTCCTTGCTGAATATGACCTTCAGATATTGACTTGCCTTGCATCATACCATTCCACATATAACGAAATAGTCGTGTGCTATCATGTAAGCTGCAGTATGCTATCTCACAATCTGAAAAACTTGACTGGCCATTAACTTTATCCCAAACGATACGGCCGGGTCCGAAAGGATAATCAAAATAATTCACACCCCAAATGATTTGATTTTTAGATACCCTGAAAAGTTCATCAAAATAATCTCTATTTGGAATTTGCCACTCTGAGGTTTTGCCATACAGTCTATTGACACCAATCGGACTAACTTTTCGACCATAGTATTCTCTTTTTTCTGGACCAGAAAAATAAGGTGGATCAACAATAGCTAGGTCAAAGTAATCATCAGGATATTGTTTCATGATATCCATACAGTCACCGTTTAAGAATTTCATCATCCCTTCACCTGAATCACATAAAAATTACCAAATGATCTTAGCGCCTTGGCCACCTGCATTGCAACTGCACGAGAAACGAACCGAATCGCTCCCCTCTCTTCTGAAAATGAGATATCTATTCCAGTCACACCGATTGTCGCAGACATCAAGTACGGTTTTTCTTCTTTTGTCCCATGTTTCAAAATAAACATCAGCTACCTCCATTATCCAAACGCTTCAGCATTTCCTGTTTCCGTTTTTCAAGCTCTTCCTTGGTCTCCTCGCTCGTGGTATTCACATAGTTAGGTTGTGACCATTCAGGAACATTTGATTTTTGATTCCCTGACTGACCCTTTATTTTACTTTCTTTGTACGCTCGCTCACGTTCATCGACTGCTGCAATCGTCAAAACTCCATCGTTTTTCCAATTTGTCAAAATCGCTCTGATATAACTAAAATTCCTTTTACCATTGTCAGCAGCAAGACCAATTGCTTTCAGAACAACTTTCGCTTCCATACCATCCAACGTGATAAACTCTTTCAAGATTTCAAATTGAGTGCCATCCAACGGAGCAATACGAGATTGATACTCTTCCACGATGAGTTCGACTGGATTTTCATCTATATCTTTCTCTATCTCTGTATCTATATCTTTCTCTATATCTATATCTCCGTTGCAAGTTGTTGCAATGGTGTTGCAATGCAACCCCCTCAACTCTCTATGTTTGCGACTTCTACGAGTGCTCGCCGTTTCGCTCCCAACCATCTCAGGAACCTGTTCTAAGAAATAATCTCTGTCATTTATTCTAGTCAGCAAGCCCTTACTCTCCAAGAAAATCAAAGTGATTTTAATATCTTCGACATTCTCATCAATTACCAGAGCGATTTCTTCAGCTAGATTGTCAGCAAGTCCATCATAGTAGATGTGCCCACCATCCTCTAGGCTAATCAACATCATTTTGAGATAGATGATGGTATGCGTGTCACCGCCTGCAATCTTACGAAGCAATTTCATTTCTTTAGACTTGAAAAAATCCTGAGCTAATTGAATCCAGTAGTATCGCTTGTTTTTAACTACCATTGATACCCTCCGTTTTAATCCACAAATGTTTCTTTTCGTGTCACGGGATCAATGTCAACACGTCGACCTGTTTTAAAGTCGATAAACCCTTTTTCAACTTGTGGCGCTTGAAATTGAATCTTTTTCGGTCTCATGGCCATTTTTAGTTTGATATTCATCATCAGCGATTCAATCAATACTACTGATACTACTGTGCCTACTGCGATAATTTGTAAATTGTTCATGTTTTTTATCCTCTTTTTGTGTTATAATATAGTCAAATAATTTTGCTAAGACCTTGTCCAGAAGCCTTTTAGTAAAGTTATTATATTTGATTAGAGAGCCATTCTTTGATGGCTCTTTTTGACCATTTCTTACCAGGTAATTCCTTTGGAAATCCCTTTAAATAACGATAATTATCTGAAAATGTGGCATACTTAATTCCTAGAAAATCACAGGTAGTGTTCACATCCATCAACTCTGGATAGTGATCACTATCTTTTTCTATTTCGACTAGCCTTGTGATTGTGTCCTTGATAATGGACTTAATCCATTCAGATAGTGAAAGTAGAACATTGTCCATCTTCTTCCCCTCCTACCCTTCGTCAAATGAGTTCAATTTCATGATTTTCATCTTGGTATTGGTGCTTGGCTCCCAAGTCATCCAATAGGCCAAGGCTGCATCTGCAAACTTTTTCGGTAGCAAATCATAACGACTGATGTTGAAATGATCCTTGAAATCAATCTCAGCTTGTCTAAATACCGATTGAGCGAAAATCTTATCCGCATAAGCTGGACTATCAATACCACCAAGGCAAGCCACAACCCGAGCCTTGCGCTTCTTCAGTAGCGACTGAGCGTAACTTGGGTGAATCGGTTGCTCACTCTTGAGGTAGTCAATATCTTCCAACATGGTCGCCTGCTGTTCACGCAACTTCTTCTGGCCAGTAAACAGAGCGATGAAAGCATCTTCATCCAAGTCCTCTCGGATAAATCCGCCTTGTTTTCTAATAGCTGGCAAGACCTCTGATGTCACCCAACGCTTGAACTCTTTTGCTTGAGGCAATTTGCTGGATAAAATGAGAGAGTAGAGACCAGATTCATTGATGATCAACATATCCTGTGTTCCACCACTAGTAGGGATGCCCTGTTTTAGGGCGTCCTCTTCATCAACATGAAGAGCAATCGCATTTCTAGCCTTGCTGTATCCTAGGATGTCTGCGACATCTTTCCCGACGAACCAAGGTTCGTCATCAATTGTCAAAGTACGGACTTCCTGCCCGTAAAAATTAAAAACTTCGTTCATAATGTTCCTCTTCTTACTTTCCCTAGTGTTAAAATAGTTTCCCAAACATCTAGTCCCTCAAGACTATCGATCATCATCTGACTAAGTTGGTGATTTTTCTTCTGCCAATTCAGTATTATTTTTTCTTGCATGTATGGACCTCTCAGTGATTTCTCCAAGGATTCTCAATTCCTAGAACATCTGTGACTTTTTCTTTCACATAATCACTTCCTTTGCCATACTTCAGCAGTTCTGAAATGACCGATGGTGTGACAAATACTTGTTTTGCCAACTCAGCTTGAGTCATATCCAGCTCAATCAAACGAGTTTTGATTTTAGCCTTGATGATTTTTAGTTCTTTACTCATATTTTTCCTTTCTATATTTCTCTGCTTCTTTTGAAATTTTCAAAAGCATTGAAAGTCCCCCAACTACTCCATCTAGATACCCTCGCCCATAATCTGTCGCTAAGAGTTCCAATAATTCTTTCAGGTCTTCTTCGTTCATCCCTGACCTCCTTTTAAAAAATTATCTAAAAAGTTAGCGAATTTCTTGACATTGATAAATAAATTTATTAAAATCAAAACATAGAGAAAAGACCTACTAAAAAGCAAGGTTCTACCTAGAAAACGGACGCCAATCAGTTTCATTAGGCTTTATTTTTTAGTTG